AAGGGAAGCGCTCGGTGGGACCCTTACGCTTACCAGTTGAACTGGTCGAGACAGTTTCAGTCGCACTGCCAACTATGATTCAGGCGTGAATCTTAGCGCCAAGCTTACATAGAAGGATTTACATCAGCATTACCGATGAATCCAACTAAGGAAGCCCATATCTGGACATACGCACTAGTCACATTTCCTTGAGTATTATTCCACAAAACTGGATTAGTACCGGAAAATGCACTTTCTGCGTTTGGATATAAGGTTAAATTGCCCTGATTAGCAATTCCATATATCGTTGTTCCATCTACCACTGGCATTATAGCACTAGGGATCGTAGTTGACCACATATTGCTAAAATTCGGAGTCGGGGAAACGCCAGTTGTAGCTGAATTTGAGATATCCACGATTAGCTTGTATACTCCAGATTGTAACAAGCGATTCGTGTTCGTTCCTATTTGAGAGGTCGCAAAGAGTGTAGTGAAAGTCACTGCTGTTGAACCGCCTTGCGAAGGCCACCCAAAAGTGTACGGAACATATGAAATAGTAGGTTGGGGCCAAAGCAACAACCTAGGAGTCAAATTCTCATCTTTCAACTCGATTTCATATGTCATCAACAGATATCCAGGAGATTCTGTTGTAGACGTTTTGGAAAGAAGAAACACTTCACCAGAGGTGTAATGCCCGACATCATCTGTCTTTCCATAGTCTAACCTCTTCCATTCAGAGTCCGTTTCCAATACTGTAGTCATATTTTGCCACTGAGGACTAATTGAGGTATGAGGATCAGAAAGAACAAAAGGCAACAGGTTGGGAGAGGTTTGGTTCAAATATGTTGAAGCACGATCCTTGTTATAATAAATCATAACAGATCCGTTCGTGCTAGTTGGACTGGTAGTAACATAATGAACAGCTAGTTTCGTCCACCTAAAGTACGAATACATTTTCCCATACTGTTGCAGCATGGAGTCGACGAAAACTACGGGAGTTAATGGAATACCGGCACACATTGTCCATGTTGTTATGTTGCCGGTACCATAAGCAGAAGTGAGAAATTCTCTACCTCTGAGTCTATGACCTTTACCCACTTTTGTGACTAGGGTCTTAGATCCAGAGATAGTAGCACCTAAAGCTACAGGAGCTCTGCTCATCATAACTCCGTTGCCAATGCCAGCTGAAAGGTGTGATTGTCGCGAAACAACCACAGCTTGCTGTTGCCGCTGGCGTTGAGGTTTACCATTCCTCATTGGCTTACTTTTGGGTTTGTTCTTACGTTGCTTGACCATTTCCACAGTATAGTCAATGCCTTTCTTAACAAGCTTTTGCCCAAAAGTTGGATCAAGAAATAAGTCTAAAGCAGTGTTAATTAGCTTCTTTCCTAACCCTTCAGATTCAGCACCAGGTCTACACAATTGTCCACCGCTGTTGATTACGGTGTTAGGTACAATTGCTTGATCGTTGGAATCAGGCTCCTCTACAGTATAAGCTTGATTGGGTGCTATTCCGCGCAAGGTCATATGACGTCTCAAAGGCGGAACTTCCGATCTCGATTTAATCGGGATCGACTGGTATGGTAACTCTGTGTTAACGCTTCCTTTGGGATTAAGCAGAGGAAACGCCAGGGTTGCTCATGTGTTTATTCAAATTATACACTGACTTCTGTTCAAACACACGAGCCTGTAGAGTCTCTTTTATATCTGTAGATTTTGTGGTTGCCCAGCGACAACCACAGAATCCACATAGGAACAAACTTTCTTCCGCAAAGTTCTCTCAAGATGACGAAGTTCTTGTTTCAAATCCCGAGCTAACTCGGGGGTTCGTTCTGAACATAAGAACTTGCACAACATTTTGGCCCAATTGAGAGGAACGGGTCCATTTGGAGTGAACCGCTGGGAGCAGAATTCAAAGTCTTTAACCACACCCAACTCAGTTGTAGGACACGCTTCGTACATGCTTACAATTTTACCGAGTTGTTTGTATCTTTCAGCACCTGTCATTTCTGCAGTAGAAATGTCAGCCTCTACTGAGTCATCGCCCATGGCCATAACCCAGCCACCTCCTAATACGTAGTGGTCTAAAACCCTACAACGTGAATTCGTACTGGAGGTGAGATACGACCCAGATTTCATCAATCCAGGTTTGCCTTGTTCAAAGAGATTTCCGTCAGAAAGAGAAAAGACGGAACGAGCTAAGCAATGAATTCGATTGATCATAGCTCTTTGACAAAGCGGGTGTGCTCCTACTGACAACCGCACACGAATCTCAGCGTCTGCCAACAGTTCCCATAGTTGGACAGACCAATCCCATCCGGACACATCTGCTTCATACATTTTAAAACGGTTTGAGGCCATTTTAACATTATTATAAACAGACCGTGCCATCTCATCTGTCAACCCAATCCCCGGTTTAGAGGGAATGAGTTGCCAAG